TGCCCGCCGAATCCCGAAGCTGACGGCTTGGTTATCTCGTGGGAAGGACACCGCGTTTACTGCAATCCGCCCTATGGCCGATACGTTCTTGATTGGATCCATAAGCATAAAGAGGCAGAACTGGCCGTTTACCTTTTACCGGCGCGAACAGATACCGAATGGTTCCATTACTGTGTAAAAGAAGCTGATGAAATCCGGTTTATACGGGGCCGTCTTCGATTCGATGGCGCAACGGAAAACGCACCATTCCCTAGCGTCCTGATAATCTTTCGAAAGGAACTATGACAAAACCTGAACCAATCAAGTTCACCTACACCGAGCTCGCCGCGGCGATGCTCAAGGCGCGCGGGATCCGCGACGGCCGGTACACCATCGGCTTTGAGTTTGGGCTTGGGGCAATGACGGTTGACGACGGGCAAGGGAACCTTTGTTGTACCGCAATGGTCCCGATCAAGTCCGTGGTCTTACTGCCAACCACCGAGGCCGGGCCGAACGTAGTCGATGCGCGGCTTGCGGGATCGGGAATTGTGCTTCCGTTTGAAGGGGCGGCATGAAGAAAGAGCAAGCCGAGCTAGATGCGGTTCAAGATATCATGCGCGAGTTTGAGCGTGTCGAGGATCCGAAGGTAAAAAATCCGTGTTATCCTTGCTTACTTGATGATAAAGAAACACCATCGACCAAAATCGGTCAGTTACAAGTACCCGAACGCTTTCAATGGTTCGCTATGAAATATGTAGTCTTCGGTGTTTGTGAATCCCATTTCAACCTACAGGCGATGACTCGAACCGAGAAGAACATTTTAAAAGACCTGGAAGAAATGGAAGCAGCGCGGAAACAGGTTCAATGACGTATGTACTCAAGTCACATCATTTTTTAGAAGGAGAAAACATGGAAAACACCGTCCCGGAGTTTAAGGCAACGGCAACAGTGATTTGCGAGCGTTGCGGCTTTGCCTTGGAGGATCCGAATCAGGACTACGAGATAAAGCCCGAGAACAATGCCCGGCTGCATCGGCTGGATAAATGCTTTGAGTTGGTAAAAGCCGCATTAGCCGAACACACCTATGCAAGGGATGATTTGGCAGCGCAAGACGCCGCCTTCCGAAAGGGCTTTCACGCCAAGCCGCTATCGGACGCGGAAAAGAACGCCGAAGCCGGGATCGGCACCGAGGCGCGCAGCCGCAAGAAATGAAGCAAATGGTCCGCTTCTCCTGCAAAGCGCAACGTGACGGGCGGCCGTGTGGCTACACTCTCACGATCGAGGCAGGGCTAGAGGATTGGGGCAAGGACGTGATGCTACGGCATTACAAAAAGAAGCACCCGGAAGAGATTGGCCGGGTGATTACAAAAGAGGAACATGGGAAAACCGAAGATCAGACCACCACCGAAGAAACCCACGGCGCCAAAGCGGCCGACGCCGGCGGGCAAGCCAAAGCGCCTTGAGTACATGTAGGCGTTTCCCACGACAAGGGATCGGAATGTGCTATCATCGAACTATCAAGAGACTTTATGATAAAGCTTCGCCGGAATTTCCGGGCCATTGATGAAGCCTTTCAAGTAGAAATCCGGCGAATAGACGCCGAAGCTGAAGCCGACAGGCTAAAGACGGCCGAGAAACCTCTTGCGCCGGTAGTAGCGAAAGCGGCGCCCTAATTCACCGCGGCGAGGGTCACGCCTGATTCATTGAGTTGTTTCATCCAATGACAGGCTTCACCCGCTAACGCCATAAAATTTCCTTCTACCTTCAAAGCTCACCCTAACGGGCTCCCTTTGGATAGTGCCAAGGGGTTTCTTTGCCCATCCCCTCAGATCCACGCGATTTAGCATCCCTACAAAAAGGCCGCGAACCATTCCGCGGGCCTGGAAGCCGCGCCAAGAACGAGGAAATGAAGTCCTCCACTGGCGAAGTCGGCAGCGAAATTAATCGCGTTCGCGAGCACACCCAATCATCCTGGCGGGCAACTAAGACCTGGCGCGAGTTGGGCGAAGAGTCCTATCGCATGGTTGAAAACAACCAGTGGGACGACAAGGACCGCGCCTATCTGGAAAGCCAGCGCCGGCCGGTAATGACGTTTAATGAAATCCTACCGCAAGTTCGTTTACTAACCGGGATCGAAAGACAGAACCGCGAAGAGTTACGGGTATTCCCGCGCGAAGGCGGGGACACTTCCGACGCTGAAATAATGACGGGGCTTGTCAAGTATGTACTCGATGAAAACCTTGCAGCCTGGCAGTTAACGAGGAAAAGCAACGACGTTTATATATGCGGAAGGGGCTGGATCAAGACCGATATCAGCTACGACGAAAATGTTACAGGCGATGTCATTCTTAAACGTAGGAACCCTTTCGGGATCTTTTGGGATCCTCTCGCTGATGATTGGGACGGTAGCGATCTTCGTTGGGTTCAAGATGCTCCGTGGCTCACTGAGGACGAGGCGAAAGAACTCTGGCCGGAATTCGAAGAGCTCATAAAAGTCGGCGACTGGCTGAGCGGCGAAACCTCCGGGATCATAAGCGGCATTCAATCGGGCGACAAGAATTGGAACGATAAACTTTTCTTGGACCACGAAACCCGCCGAGTCCGTTGTCTCGAACATTGGTACAAGCAGCGCCAGAAGGTCCACGTTGCGGTTAATCCTTCCACTGGCGACGTAAAGAACGCCGAGGATCCGGAATTTCTGATGCAGATCGGGATTGATCCGGCTAACCCTAATCCCGCAATGGCGGCAATGGCCGCGCAAGCCGCCGGCTTTCAGGTCATCGAGCGGCGCATGACGGTTGTCCGGGTTAAGACTGTAATGCACTGGATGCTGTTACAGGACAAACAGAGCCCCTTCAATCACAACTCGATTCCATTGGTCCCGTATATGGGGCTTCAGTTCATGGCCGAGCCGTTCGGCCTAGTCGAGTACCTGAAAGATCCGCAGAAGCTAAAGAACAAATCCCTTTCGAACCTGCTCAATCATCTTAATCGAAGTGCTAATAGCGGCTGGCTAAACAAGAAAGGCGACGGCGCCGACCTTCAGACACTACAAGCTTTCGGATCCGCGGCCGGCGTCGTCATCGAATACGAAACCGAGAAGCCTGAGCGAATCGAGCCCGCGCGCTTAGATACCGGGCACTTCGCGCTATTCAACGCGTCGGATGAAGTCATTGCAAAGATCAGTCTGCTAAACGCCGAGATTCAGGGAACCACCACACAGCAGACCACTTCCGGAAAAGCCATCGAAGCGCGCCAAAAGGGCGGCATGATCGGAAACGAGGATTTTTTCGACAATGCGCTGTTGGGGGACAAGATGCTTGGCTACCAGCTTATCAGCAACATTCAGCAGGTCTTTACCGGGGAAAGGATCATGCGGGTTATGGGGCGCCAGCAAGCGCGAAGCCCGCAAGAGCAAGCGGCAAAGATGTTTGCCGAGTTGCAGAAGGCGCCCGATAGATTGGCGCAGACCGTCGATAGAGTGCTCAAGGCCGAATACGATTATGTGATCGACCGTTCCCCGTCTTCGGTCACGATCCGGCAAGAGCAGTTCAAAATGCTGATGGAAGCTGCGAAGAACTTCCCTGATTCGATCCCTCCGGACGTTCTAGTCGAGGCGTCAGACCTATCGGAGAACTTCAAGACTCGGATCAAAGAACACATCGCGATGATGCAGCAGCAGATGCAGCAGATGGAACAGGCCAAGATGGCAACGCAAGCCGTTGGCGCTATGGCTAAGGCCAGAAACGGCGCCGTTCAATGAATCCTATTAGTTGCGACGATTGTGGACACCACAAGTGCAACGACTGTTGGAACATGAGTCGATGTTGCCAATGTCGATCAGTTATTACCGAAGCTCACCCCAACCAGGGGCTCCCTTCGCAACCGAAGGAGTCCCGAATTGGCAACCGAAAATCTCTCAAGCGATCAGCTTGAAGAAGTAAAAGTCGATGAAACCAACTATCCCGGCGCGCCTGAATCACAGGACGTAGGGGAAAAGGAATCATCGTCCCAAGACAAACCTGCAACCGAAACGCCGGCCAAACCGGATTGGCGTGTCGAGAAGTATGGGGAGGATTGGGAAAACACCGCGGCCTATTGGAAAGACACGTCATCGTACTGGCGGGAAGAACTAAAGAAGAAAACCGCCAAGACGTTTGAATCGCTCGATCAGCCGGAAAAGCCAGCAGCGCAAAGCAATCAGCGAAGCGCGGCCGAGCCCGAAGGCGACACCGATGTCGATAATATAACGTCGGTCAAAGACCTTATCACGCACATGCGTAGTGAGGTTGAGAAGACCTTCGATGAGAAGCTTTCCGCCCGCCAAGTTCAAGACCGCTTTGCATCTTCGATGCGTGCCGCGCGCGAAGAGTACCAGGGGGATTCTGCCGCGGGGATCCCATCATTTACCGAGCTAGAGCAGGAGATTTTGATCCCATTGTGCGAGAAGCAGCCGCAAATCTTGCAGTTGATTAAAAGCATGGAGGATCCAAAAGCCGCAGCTTACACGCTCGGAATGATGCTCAAATTGCAGGGCGGATTTATGGACGTGCTACGCGGCCAAGGCCGGGCCGAGCTCACCAGCAAAATAAACTCAGTCACCAAAGAAGCGGTGAGAATGGGCAAAGGCGGCGCCGGTAAGAAGTCCGGCAAATCTACCGCGGCCGATATCTGGAATATGTCGAAAGAGGATTTCGAGAAAGACTCGGCCAAAGTCATAAACGGCCGCGAATAACTAACAACTCCGAAGCTCACCGCTGCGAAGCAAATCCCTCCGGGTTTGTGGCGGCTCCCTTCGCTAGACAAATTCTCGCTCCACCCGGGGCGAAGAAGGGACCGCGACAATGGCAACTCCCTACGTCACATTAGAAGACGACACACAAGCATTTTACGATAGAAACCTTCTCGAACGCGCCTTGCCGGCATTGCTGCATGACAAGTTCGGCCAAGAGCGACCACTACAAACGCGATCTACCAGGAAGAAAACTTTCAGACGGTGGAGCGCACTAACCCCGACCACGACCGCGCTCGTTGAAGGCGTGACACCCGTTGGAAGCTCGCTTGCCAAGACCGATGTCACCGTAACGCTGAAGCAGTTTGGCGATTACGTCACCGTGACCGATGTCGCAAACTGGGCCAGCCGGGACCCCGTTCTTACGGAAACCGCGCAAGTGCTAGGCGAGCAGGCCGGCCAGTCGTTAGATCAGGTTTATCGTGATGTCTTGGTTGCCGGTACTTCCGTCTTTTGCACCGAAGATGATTCGGGAACCGTTATCGGGACAACCCGGACCAACATCGATGGGTTAATCAACACACCGCTCATTCGAATTGCAGTTAGGTATCTGCAACTGCAAAACGCCAAGCCTTTCACCAAGCTAATCACCCCGAAGCCCGGCGTCGGATCTACCGCCGTTCTGCCTTCGTTCTGGGGGATCGTTCACCCGGCGGTTTACTACACCCTGCGAACCCTTACCGGGTTTGTCTCGGTTAAGGATTACGCCTCTCAGTCCGAAGTAATGAGTCCGTGGGAAATCGGCAATTACCAAGATGTCAGATTTTGTATGTCCACCCACGCAAAGATTTTCATTGATGCGGGCGCCAACAAGGGAACCGGGCACGCTTCAACCGGGACGGTCAAGGAAGACGTTTACGCGACGTTGATTTTCGCAATGAACGCCTACGGCATTGTCCCGATGAACGGACACGCGATGGAAAACATCGTCAAGCCGCTCGGCTCGGCCGGAACCGCGGATCCATTGAACCAGCGGGCAACTAGCGGCTGGAAGGCTTACACCAACGCAATCATTCTAAACGACGCTTTTATGACTCGTTTAGAAAGTGGCGCATTGGCCTAAACAATTTTTGCAACGCGGCCGAGTGAGGGCACGTAGAAACACGGATTGTATCGCCGGGGATCGCGGCTAAGAAGTTTCCGACCGACCCGCGGCCGCACGCAAGAGAGGAAAAAAGAAAA